GCCTGACGAGACCACCCATGAAGAGCGTGGTCGAGAACCAGAGCTTCTCCGTGCCGACCAGGTCCGCCGCCGCTCCGACCGAGCCGGGGCCCAGAGGCGCGGCCTGCGTACCGATGCCGGACCAGTTGGAGCCACCATCGAGGCTGACCTGAAGGCCGAACAGGTAGGAGGTGAAGGTGCCGGTCTTGGCCGTGACGTTGATGAACACGGACGCCTTGTCGTAGGCGCTCGCGTCCACCGTCAACGTGCCGTTACCGGCACCCACCGCTACCTGGGAGCTCGCCTTCAGCGTGTAGACGTCGCTGACGAGTCCCATGAGTTAGGCCTTCTTCGTCTGCTCGGGCGTGGCCGCCTTCACCGTCGCCGGCGCCGGAGGCTTGTCGGCCGGAGGGGTCGGCGAGGGCTTGTTCGTCCCCGTGTCGCCCGCGGCCTTCGTGGTCGTGTCGCCCGCGTCCGGCGTCGGCTCGGGCTTGTCGTCCGCGGACGACTTCTCGTCCTTGGTGTCCGACGAGCCGCTCGTGGCCGCCTTGTGGGCGAGCTCCGCCGCGGAGAGCTGGGCCGGCTGGTCGTTCTGCGCCGACTGCTCCGCGATCGTGTCTCGCGCCTCGGCCGCGGCCTCTTCGAGGACGTTGGGGTCGTTCTGCGAGTTCTTCGGAACGACGACCTGGTGCTCGACCATGTACTTCCACTGCTCGAGGTCCCAGTCCGCCGGGTTGACGACGTCGCCGGGCTTGTAGGCACCCAGCTCGCCGTACGCGACGTACTCCTTCGGCTTGTCCGCCATCTCGTTCTCCCTTCTCAGCCCAGGAAGCCGGAGCTGAGGACCGAGGTGAACAGGAAGCCGCAGATCGACTTGCCGTTCGTGTCCACGCCGATCATCTTCAGGTCGTAGCGACGCCGCGTCCGGATGATGTCCGACGCCCGACGCTCTTCCCTCCAGCGGTCGACGATCTGTGCCTGGGAGCCGAAGCCCCAGACGAACTCGTAGCCGTACGCCGGCACCTTGAGACCCGGGCTCGGCGGGTTGTAGGCCAGCACGACCTCGTTGTTCCAGAGGTACGAGATCGCCAGGGTCTGACCCGGGTTGTTCGTCGCGTAGCCGAAGCCGGGGACGACGACCTTGTTCAGACCGAGGAGGCTCGCGACCAGGTCGGGCGTCAGGACGGCGCGCTCGACGTACTGGATGCGGTTGAGGAGGTCCTGGCTGTCCTCCAGCGCCGACATGACCCGGTAGGGGATCACCGCGACGTTGGACTCGAGGAAGGACGTCTTGTGGAGCAGCCGCTGCGCCACCCGGATGTCCCGGATCGGCGTCGCGTTGTTGTACGAGTCCCACTGCGGACCGAAGCCCGTGGTGGTGCCCGGAACCGCCTGCAGCGCCGTGGCGTAGTTGGACGCCGTGGTCGCGAACGAGTAGATCCGGTACTCGCGGCCCAGCGCCACTCGCGAGGCGAGCAGCTCCGCGCCGTCGGCGTCGGGCGAGAACGGCGTGTCCGCGTTCTCACGCTCCTCGTCCGTCACCGCGATCTGGAGCGCGTGCTCCTGTGCGTAGTAGGTGTCGAGCGAGACCTTCAGGCCCGGGATCTCGTTCGCCTCGGTGCCCGGGGCGCGGGCGTCGTCGAGTGCCGGGTACCAGCCCTCGCGACCGTTGTAGATGTAGTACTTGTTGGACTGCTTCTGCACCGTGACCGGCGGGAACAGGACGTCCCCCACCAGACCCTCGTTGTGCCACATGACGCTGATGTTGGTCAGCGGCACATCGTAGTGGATGTTTCCCGATCCCGAAGGAGCGTAAACGGTCATCGAACCTATCCTCCTTCCAGGTTACGGGAGAGCCGGGAGACCCGGCGTGAGCAGGACGCTGATGTAGTCGCCCTGGGCGCCGGAGACGCCCATGGTGACTCCGAACGGGACGTTGCCCGTGGTAGCCGCCGCGATGGCCTGCTTCGCGGTACCGGACGCACCGGGCATCACGCGCGTGCCGATGGTCGCCAGAGCGGCGCCCGCGACACACTGGGCGACGCCCATGATGAGCACCGACACGTACGCCTTGCCGGTGTTGACCTTGGCCGCGTCCAGGTCCTCCAGGACGACGCCGACGATCCGGTCCGTGGACGCGGAGCTCAGGGCCACCTGGGTGGGCTGGAGGGTCGAGCCCGCGGCCGCCACGACGAGGTCGCCGCGGTTGTAGGCCACGTTGCCGCCGGTCGCCAGGAAGCTCTTGGCGAGGACGTAGTTCATGCCTTCCATCAGACACCGTCCTTGATGTAGCTGTCCTGACGGACGGCCTGCACGAGGTCGGGGCGGTCACGCGCGATGTGCTTGTACGCCTCGGTGTAGCTGAGCTCCTTGTCCGCTTCCTGCAGCTTGCGGATCTCGGCGGCCAGCGTGGTGGTGGCGGAGACGGACTCGCCGGTCTTCTGCCAGCCCTTCTCGGACAGGTCGACGACGCCGAGGTCGATCGTCTTCTTGTACGCGGACAGGACCTGCTCGCCGAGCTCCTTGTTCGAGCTCAGGAGGATCGCACGCAGCTGCTCCTTGACGGCCGGCGGCACGGCGAACTTCTTGCCCTTGTCGAGGTCGCCCAGCATCTTGTCGACTTCGATCTCCCGAAGCGACTTGGCCTGCTGCTCGATCTTCAGCGCCTGGGACTCCATCAGCTGCTTCAGGAGCTCGACGGCCGGCGAAGAGACCGCGGCGTCGTTGAGCTGGGCCAGAAGCGCCGGGATGTCCTTCTCCGAGAACTCCTTGGTCGGAGCCGGAGGCGCCGGGGGAGTCGGCGCGGGCGGGGTCGGAGCCGGCGGCGTCGGAGGTGCCGGCGGCTGAGTGGTCATGGCCTCGTGGAGCGCCTTCAGCGTCGTGAGCTTGGTGTTCACGACGTCGTCGGGAGCGTCCTCCGCAAGACCCAGGGCGGCACGGAGTGCCTTCGGGTCCATCAGACCTCCTGAATTCGGATCGGTCGGTGTCGGCGTCGGCTGGTTGATGGCCAGCTCCGACAGGTTGACGGGCAGGATGTCCTTGAGGAAAGGACGGTTGGTAAGAGCGCCGCCGAACATGACGTTCTTGTGCGTCTTGCCCGTCTTCGGGTGCTCCCACTCGTCGGCGAACTCCGGCGAAAAGTACTTGTAGGACTTGTTCGCGATGGCTTCCTTGGCCTTGGGTGTCCAATCGACTTGGACGCTCAGGCCCTTGCCCTTCTCGTACTTCGCGTCCTTGATCCAGCCAGCCGCTTCGCCACTGAACATCTTGTGATCGTAGTCGATGTCCGGCTGAACGTCACGGACTCGCTTCTTGACGCTGTCGGCAAAGCCCTGGAGCTTTTCCTCGTCGAAGTTGATCTCGCCGAACAGGGGGTGTTCGTACTTCCCCTCGGTGAAAGCCTGGATCCACGTCTCGGTCGACGAGTCGTCGAACTTGACGCCCTCCAGGTCCACCCAAATGCCATACTGGCGAGCCATTGCACCTCCCTTGCTAGTCTCATTATATAGGGTTGCCTTACTGGAAGGCAACGGATTCGGATATAATAGTTACACGTTAATGCCGATGTGACGAATTCACCCCGGCAAAACCGCGTCCCCGGATGACTCGAGGAACCACACGGCCCCTCTATCCGATGTCACTTAGGTGCCGCCTCCAGGCAGAACACCAGGACGAAGAAGAACACGCCAAGGTTGAACCACGGCACGCGCGCCACCATGCCCTCTGGGCGTGGCGGGAACGGGACGACGAGGATCGAGATGGCCAGACAGACCACCGAGAGCAGGAAGAGAACGAATTGCCAGGTCATGCTATCTCCTTAGAGATTCGGACTACATCGTAGCCGTTGTTGGGGAACGTTTCCTTTGTGGCGTTCAGGAACGTGACCTCCCATTCTGCCAAGAAGACGCCTGCGTCGGCGAGATCTGTGGACTGCCAGCTATATGATACCTGTCCCTTGTTGTTGATCTGGTCTGGATCGACGGTCGCGTTGGCAGTGATGACAACGTTCTCGTCTTGGTCCATCATGTGAAATCGAACGGTAGCTCCGACGAGCGACACAGGATCGCCGTCGCCATCGAGCAGAACAGCAACGATCGCGGGAGCGGTGTCACCCTGCTTGAACCAGTAGTCAGTCATACCGTCTCCGTAGACGTGGCGAGCTCGACTCGCTTGGTGGTCGTGTAGCCATAGCCCTCGGTGACGTCGGGCCGTGTGGTTGATGTACTTCCCGGCATTGTGGGCGGCAGGCCTGGAGGAAGAATGATTCGCGCAGTGTCGAACTCGTTCGCCAAATGAATCGGACGCTTACGTACCGCACGCATCCCAATTGCAGTTGAGGCCTCATTTGCAACTGTTATAGAACGTTTCTTGATACGCCCGATACCGATTGCGCTTGAGGCCTCAACGACAACGTTCAGCGCCTTACGCTTCACCTTGCCGAAGCTTATTGGCGTGTTGACTTCCCCTGCAACGCCTAGCGTCCGAACGTGAGGATGGCCAAAGGTGATGGCACTGTCAGTCTCAGCAGGGACACCTAGCCTGTGCGCCTTCGTCCCTCTGATGGTGATAGCCAAGTCAGGCTCGAACGCGGTACCCAAAGACTTAGCATGGGCGCCCTTTATAGACACAGTGCTTGAGGCCTCAACAGCGGTGCCGAGTGCCCTTGTCTTCCGACGTAGGAATGCGATACCTGTGTCAGCTTCAGCCACAACGCCCAGGACCTTGATCTTACGCTTGCCTAGGGCGATCAGCGAATCCGTTTCGGATGCGACACCCAGTGCGTGGCTGCGGTACTTGCCTAGCGTGACCGCCGAGTCAGTCTCCGCCGGAGTCCCCAGCGTATGACCCTTGAAGCAGTGTAGCGCGATGGCAAGGTCAGGTTCGAACGTCCAGTTGATCGTGCGGCGCTTCTGTGCCGTGCGTGCGACTGTGGAGTCTGTTTCACCAGCAACGCTGATCCCCTTCAGCTTCTGGCGGCCTAGGGTAATGAGGGAGTCAGTCTCAAGGCCTACGCCCAGAGTCCGCTTCTTGGTGATGGTGAAGTGGTTAGCCGAGTCTGTCTCCGTTGCCACGCCGAGTACGCGGGAGACGATCTTGCGAACGGTAGCGGTGACAGCTGTATCAGTCTCGGAGGCGACCCCGACAGCAAGTCTCTTTCGGACCGTAAGATGTACTGCGGAGTCAGTCTCAGGCGCAGGGTGCAGGAATCGAAGCGTGAGTGCCGAGTCTGTCTCTACAGAGACACCGAGCACCTTGATCTTGCGCTTGGCAAGTGCGACGCCGGTGTCCGTCTCAGTGGCAACACCCAGAGCCTTGCCCTTGGCAGCCATGAGATGGAGGCCCTGATCGGCCTCAACACTGCCGTCGAGTGGGTACGCACGCGCAGGCTTGTCCGCAACGCCAGAGTCAGTCTCCGTGGGGACACCAAGTGCGTGCGAATGGGCGGGCCGTGTGGAGACTGCGGAGTCCGTCTCCGTAGAGGTGCCCAGAGTCCGTCGCCAGTAGTGCCCGATGGCAACACTGGAGTCCGTCTCGACAGCTACATGTACTGCATACCTTCTCGCAGGCTTAGTCGTTACTGCCGAGTCCGTCTCGGTGGCTACGCCCAGTGCCTTACGCTTCGTCCTACCTAGCGTAACGGCGGTGTCGGTCTCGGTGATCGTCTGTGCACGGTAAGCGCGGCCAGGGCGAACAGTGATGGCTGTGTCTGTTTCAGTGACAAAGCCTAGCGCCCTAAGCTTGACGCGCCCCAGAGTGATCGACGTTTCCGTCGACGTGACAACGCCGATTGCCTTGCTCTTCAGTGGCTGGATCGGCCAAGCGATGTCAGACTCAGTGGCAAAGTTGACGCCGAGTGTGTGCGTCGTCTGTGCCGTACCGTCAGGCTTGATGCGCCGTACCCTGGAAGGATAGCTACGACCAAGACGTGCCATAATCCCTCCTAGTAGGTCGAGGCTCTATTCACTGCCTGGTTGTACTGTCTGATCCGAGGAAAGTTCGCCTGTGCAGGAAACGTTGCCAGCGCTCCCACGTACACACTGGTGGAGGTGATACCCACCTGTGCCTGTAGAGGAGTGGTTGCTCCCGTGTACTGCCAGATGACTTGGAGGGCACGGTTGGTGGAAGCTGCAGCAGTCTCGACTGATGGACCACCGATCCACGGAGGGGAGATCGTGATTGTACGTCCTACACCGAAGCCCAAGGCACCGTACGCTAGGTTGTAGTTCTGGGCCAAATCACTCGTGGTGCCCGAGTTGGGCGTGCCCGATGCCAGATTGCTAGAGTTGTCATTGACGGCGACTTGGTCAGGAGGTGCGGGGACGAACAGGAGATCGTCGAAGGCATCCCACTGCAGAGCCCAGCGACTTCGGGAGACCGACAATGTGACTGTGATGGTGTCGCTTGTGGTCAACGCCGTAGTGAGGGGCACGTCTGTGGAGAAGATGCCTAGGGCGAAGGTATTGTTACCGTTACCCGCACCGGCGATGAAGTTTTGGTAGTACGAGTTGCCCTTGCTGTCGGCAACGGAAGTGACCGTAGGGAGTGCAGCAACGCTGTTCTCCCAAACGATCGCCCCCACCAGCATGCGTCCTGCAGGGATAGCAACAGTCGGCGTCACGGACCCTGTGGTCGAGTTCGTGATAACCGTGTTCGTCCCTACTAGGGTGCGGGTCATTCTTCCCAAACGATGTACGGGTAGGCGTTGACCGACGCGCCGGCGGTAACGCGAATGCGGAGGTACTTGTTGGCGACCACCAGGAACTCCCTGCCGAGGGGGAACTGCATGTCGTAGCCGGTGGTCGGATTGACAAGCTGTGCATCGCCCACTCGCGTGGCGGTGATGGTCCCTTCCGCCGATGCGTTGTAGCCGGAAGCGGCAGTGCTGAGTGTTGCAGTCGACGCGTCTTCGCTGGGGTTCGAGTACTTGACAACGTCGCCGGCACCGTACGCGGTGACTGTGGCTGCTACGTCGGTCTGCAGCAGCTCGCACTTGATGGGGGTGTTCGAGGCATTGGTGCCATCGAATGAGATCCCCCACTCAACGACACGCAGAGTCCTAGTAGCGTTCAAGACCTGGATGAGCGTCTTGATTGCCGTCCCAGTCGCAATGGTGGCCTGCGCCGCTGTCGTAGGCGCAGGACCACCAAAGACCTTGTAGAGGTTCCCCATCAGGCGGCCTTGAAGAATCCGTTCGTCGCGATCTGGGCGACGATGTCGGAGCCGTCCGGGGTGACGACGAAGTCGTGGCCGGTCAGCGGGATGATGTTGGAGTCCGTACCGGCGCCGGTGTCGTTGTCGTAGCACACGAGCAGCTTCGACCAGGCACCGCCGGTGGCCGCGACTCCGGTCCAGGTCTGGTCGGGGAGCTTCAGCAGCACCCAGTTGTTCGTGTCGTCCACGGAGGACGCGAGCGTGGCGGTGATCGCGGTGTCGTCGAGCACCTTCCGCGCGTAGCCGACGTTCGTGGCCTCGTCGTTGGCCGCCGCGAGCAGCGTGGCGAGGTCGTCGTAGTCCTGGAGCACCGAGTCGGCCTCGATGCCGGTCGTCTTGATGGCGACGATAACGAGCGCGGAGGTCGAGACCACGTTCGACTTGACTCGATCGTAGTACCCCGCCACGCTCCCCTTGGCGATGTTGAAGACGAAGTCGGACATCTACCCCTCCACGAGGTTGTTGTTACTGTCGGTACCGTTTACCACCGTGACAGGGATAACGGTGTAGGTGACTGGCGGGTCGACGTTGCACCGGAGCTGGAGACCACCTGTGTAGGGATCGACAGCCCAGCCAATGATGGTGTTGGCGTCGAGCCCGTTGTTGACGACCTGCGCTATGATCTGTTCGGGTGTCATTTGCCGCTACTGTCCCGTCCTGCGTTGCCCTTAGGCGGTCGAGCTGATGGCGGTGCCTGGCGCGGCGGTCCCACCTTCGGCGGGGCAGGCTGGTCAGGCGCGTTGGGGTCGTTGCCCGGAGGCTTCGGTCCCTTGGGTAGTGGCTGCGGATTGCCCTCGGGTGTCGTGCCACCCTGAGGCGTCGGTGGGAGCCTGGTCGTCTCTTCGTCGATCGGAGGCAGACCCATCTCGTCGCGGATCGCCTTCTCCAGCTCGTCGTCGGGCCGGATGACGTTGGCGCCGATGTAGTTACGGACCGCAAAGCTGAGCGTCCGCCAATCCGCCTGCTCGCCAATCCGACGTGCCTTGAGCTTCGGGAACCCGCTGCCCACGTTGGCCCAGTTGAAACGAACCAGCTGCGGGATGGCGTGCAAGTTCATCGTGTCCAGGAACTGCGAAGCGATGAACCGCGTCCCCTTCAGGAACAGCGCCTGGTCCTCTTCCTTGGTCGTGCCGCCGGTACCGATGAACTCGGCCAGGATGTTCTGCCGGATCTGCTTGTCGTGGTGCTCGATCGACTCGATGCAGTTTACCGGCTGCCCTGCGATCTGGGCAAACTCGAGCTCCCAGTTCGGCGGAAGGACAACATGTGCACGCTCATTGGTTCGCAGGTTACGACCAAGCTCGTCAGCGAGGATGCGATCCTCGTTGGTGAAGTTGGGAGGGAGCTTGATGACTGGGATGCCGATCCCGTGTCGCTCCTTCTGGATCGCGTCGATCTTGTAGAGGTTGTCCTTGTAGTACCAGTGCTTGTAGGCGGATCGAAGGATCGAGATCCCCTCGATGTTGCCCGCTTCCTTGTCGTTGCTGAAGACCAGGAGCTTGTCGATGGGGATGATGACATCATCGATCTGCGGGCCAAGTCCTGGAATCGTTCCGCCGACGATCGACGTCGCGAACTCGTTCTGAGGCCAGAACGCAGCCGCCGCAGGGCCTCCATTGTCATCGAAGAACCATTCCTTCACGTCCATCGGGTGCCTGGGCGCGAACTTCTTCCAGACGATCTTGCCCTTGGCAAGTGGGTCCTCGGTCACGTTCTCACCAAAGTCGAAGACCTTCTCGAAGAAGTAGTAGCCGAAGTCCAGCGAGAGCATCGACTCGATCAGGAACTGGGACCAGGAAAGACTCATCCAGTCCGTCAGGTTCTTCCAGACAAAGTTGGCGATGTTCTTGTCCTTCGCGGAGTCCGAGGCCGGCTCCATGAAGTAGTTCGCCGCGAGGATCGGAGTCTTGACCAGTCGCAGGGTGCCCTTGACCGTGCCGTCGTTGCGCCGCATCTTGTCATAGATGCGAAGTCCGTCGAGGCCAAGCAGGTCAAAGTTGTACTCCTGCCGCACCCACGAGGTGAACGGCGACGGAGCAGAGGTGCCGATCTCTCGGAGGTCCACCTGCGACGTAGGAATCGCGGCCAGCTGCTTCGGGGTGACGACAAGGTACTCGTTGTGAGCGCCGACGATGTCGTAGTTGTCGACGATGTCCTGAAGCGGGACCTGCGGAGCCTCCTCCAGTACCGTCATTAGAACTCCTTTGACCGTGTAAAGTACCCACCAGCCCCAGGTGTCAGCACCAGGTCTGACTGAGGCGTGGGGCTCGGACGTCCTGCCACTAGTGCCGGCGGGTCTTCCGTAATGACAGATCCTGGAATCACCGTACGTCCTGCCCAGTCTGGCCTGTACACCTCGTTCAAGTGGTGCTGCACGCCAAGCTTGTACAGGTGCATCAGTGCGTACCGAAGAGCGTCGATCGTGTGATCCTGAACCTTGTGGCCGAACTCGGGAACGTTCTGCCCCTTCACAGGCTCCTTGGACCGGTAGTTGTTGATCTCCTTGATCGTGTGCCTACATGAGTGGTCGACGTAGAACCCTGGCTGCTCTTCAGCCGGTGTTCCATACTCGTCAATGATGAGCAGGCCACCAGGGTTCGGTCGATCGCGCATGAACGACCGCATCAAGTCGATGCCGTCACGCCAGTTGGCCTTAGCTTCCGTGTCGGCAAGACAGGCCACCAGGTGCTGCGACACATAGGCAGCCGCCTCAGGGTCAGCTGCATCACCGAACGCCCCGTCCAACCTGTAGCCTTCCGGCTGCGGGCGGTCCTTGAGGATCCGAATATGCTCTTCCAACAGCGTGAACGACTTGTAATGCTCCCGCCAGACCCAGATGCGGTCCCACGGGTCAACCT